TGGCGGCCGCCCTACTGGCCCACAAGAGCCTCGGCGCGAATTGGAATGGGGCGGTAACGGTCAATCTCACCGACCCGGCCAGCGGCCAAACGTACCCCGTCAAATTCGACCGGCCGACCGACATACCCGTAAAAGCGCGCGTGACGGTGCGCAACTTGGGCGCCCTTACCGACGTACCGGCCGCCGTGCGCCAAGCGATTGTCGATTACGCGGCGGGCCTGCAAGATGGCGAGCCGGGGTTCGTTGTCGGCGCGAGCGTTTCGTCGTTTGAGTTGGCCGGGGCAGTCAATCGGCAGGCCCCCGGTATCTACGTGCAGAATTGCGAAATCTCGCTCGTTACGCCGACCTCTTGGGTTGTCGGGCAAATCGCAATCTCGCTTAACGAAATCGCCTCTATCGTCTCGGGCAATATCGAGGTTATCGTCGCATGAGCCAAATTCAAGCCCTCGATTTTTCCGTCGATTTAATGCGGGCCTTGCTTTGGCAATACAACGACGCGGCCCGCCTTGAAGCCCTCGTGCGCCAAAAGCAAGAGTGGTACGACGCGAATCAATCGGCCTTTTGGTCGGATTGGGTCGCCGACGTTTTCGACCTGCGCACCGCGAACGACTTCGGCCTGAGCGTGTGGGCGATCATCCTCGACATTCCGCTCGCCATAACTACGGCACAAAGCCCGACGCAGCCGGGTAAATGGGCTTTCGGGGAATTTCGTAAAAACTTCACGCACGGTAACTTCGCGGCGAGTACGTCGTCAAGTCTTACGACAGAACAAAAACGCCTCATTTTGCGCTTGCGCTATTTTCAGCTCATAACGTCGGGGGCTGTTCCCGAAATAAACACTTTTTTTGCCGATTTATTCGGCGAATTTGGCCCTGCATACGTACTTGACGGATATGATATGACCGCTTTTTACGTATTTAATTTTGCTTTATCCTCAAAAGTAAGGACGGTTCTTACTGAATTTGATTTGCTTCCCCGCCCCGCAGGCGTTAAAGTATCCCACGTGGTTATCGGGCAAGCTAATGGGTGGGGCTTCGAGCAATACCGCAAAAACTTTAATAACGGGAATTTCAATCATGCATAAATTTTTTCGAATCCCTTTCGCAACAAGCGGCGATAAATCCACGGTGCCTGATGCAGCCGACGGCGGGGGAACGGTTAGCTATGCGGAAGGCTACGGCTTTGACTACCAGCGGCCCGAAACTGACCCGAATGCAAAGTATATCGAACGGGATAAAAATAACCAATTATGGTTTGATATTACGAGCGCGGTTAGCGAATTGCAAGCGCAAGGGGTGCCCGATTGGATTTCACCCGCACTTAACGGCGGGGTGGCGTACAGCTATGCGGAAAATGCCTTAGTGCGATGGACCGACGGGGAAATGTACCTTTCGCTCGTACCGGCGAATACCGCTACTCCGGACGACCCGGAAAAATGGCTTCCCTTCCCAAAAAACGCCTCGTTACTTCAATATACCCCCGCAGGTATAGGGGCAGTGCCGATGCCCGCGCAAACTAAGTTGCGTGAGCGCGTGAGCGTTACCGATTTTGGGGCAATCGGGGATAGCAATATCGATTCCGGCGGCGGGATGGATAGCACTGCCGCCATTAATCTAGCCGCTGCTCATTGCGTAGCGACGGGGGCAACTCTCACCGCGCCGACAGGTCAATGTTTCCGGATAACTAGCGCAATAGATTTGCGTGGAGTTCAAGAAATAGATTGGCAAGGACAAATCTACTGTGACGGAATATCAAGCGCCGTAGCTGTAACAATCGGCGGATTTAGCGGTGGCGGCGGGCGCAAAAAGTTTTATTTTAATGAAATTCACGACGGGGGAAGTCGGGTAGCTGCTCCGACTAATCCGCTTTTGCGCGTATTTGGGCTAAAAATTTCTGAAATTGACGTTCGCGCATGTCGCTATATTGAAATTTATGCCGACGCTTCGGTGCCCGGTTGCGATAGTAACGCTTATAACGTATTCAATTTGGGTCATGTTTATAAAATTCAATTGCGTGGGGCAGATTCAAGTAGTTGGATTACCGAAAATGTATTTAACGAGGGGCGGCATTCAGTAATTAACATCGGAACAACTACGACCGAATATAAACATAATCACAATATTTGGACGTTCCCGACCCTTGAGGGGGCCATTCAAATCAACATTCAAGCGGGCGCAATCAATCGATTGTTTAATGTGAGATTTGAAGGTATCGACGTAGCGGGTACGCAAATCACTTTCTCAAGTGCGGCGTATGAAAATTGGATTATATCCCAGTACGACACTGACCCCTTCGGTACTCAATTCCCCTATGAACCCGTGCCATATACGAGGGTTAGTGATTCCGGGCAAAATAATTTGATATTTAAGGATGTTCAATCCTATTTTCAAAAAGTCCCCCTATTCAGTTTAGATGCAAGGACTCCAACGCTGACTAACGGAACTCCCGGCGATAGTTCAAGCGTTCCGACTTCAAATCAGCGCGGCCTGTTCGATAGAAGCATTCCTGCGGTGTTGAGCGATTGCGTGGGGATGCGGCCCGGTTTGGACTGGTTGCAATTTAATTTTACGTTTAGAGATATTTTCACTTCGGAATATATCCCGGTTAGTGTTGGCGACCCGTTCGGGGTTGAATTTGAGTGTGATGTTGCGTTAATGCGGTATTCGATCCGTTGCTATGATGCAAAGTTCACTTTGCTTGGAGCGGAAGGCGCGGGCGGCGCATATATTGGGGGGTCGTCACTTTCGTATAACGGCGCGGGCAAGTACGATATTACGGGGAATTTACCTTCAACAGATACGCAAATTTCTGGCGCTTATGGTTTTGCGATTAGACGCGCCGAAGTTAAATATGTTCGTGTGACCCTTGCGACGGGCAGCGTTACCGGAAAACTTCGCAGGGCGGCGATATATTTTTTTGAAAAACCAAATCTTGAACCGGCCCCCTATACGTCGGCAGTTAAAGACTTCAGAAATTTGACTTTACCCAGCATTCCGACTGCGGGGTATGTTCGCCGGGGAACTATGGTTTCAAAAGAAGATGGCACGTCAATTTATATTTGTACTTTTTCTTTTGAAACGACTTTGAATGGCGCCCTTTCGTCCGGCGCAACTTCTATTATTGTAAATACAATCGGAAGCGTTGCAAATGGGGATATCGTCGGTCTTCTTTTAGATAGCGGCGTAACGCATTGGTCGGTAGTATCCGGCTTATCTGGATCGACCTTACGGTCGCTGCGTTACCGAGCGCCGCTGCGAATGGCAATAGGATCGTTTTTAATCGCTGGGCTACTAAATGACGCTTACGCCCCCAATTCAATTACTTAGCTATTAGGTGGCCCCCGTGAAATCCCTCCCCGACTTCAAGCACGGCGATACCTTCACCCTCGCTTGCACGTACAAACTCGACGGTGCGCCCGCGTCGCTCATAGGTAGGACTTTGGCGAGTCAGATTCGTACCGTCGCGGGCGAACTCGTGGCAGGGCTTACCGTCACGCAAGGCAACCAAATCACGTCGCCAGGTAGCTTCACCCTTACCGCAGCCGCCGGGACGACCACATGGCCGATTGCAGGCCTGCGGTGCGATATTCAAATCACCGAGGGCGCGACGATCATTTCGAGCGATACTTTCCTCGTGCCCGTCGTACAGGATATTACCCAATGAGCCGCGCAACAATCGAGATTCTCTTGGCTACGGCCGCGACTTCTATCGAGGTCGCCTTTACCCTTCCGGGCGGTACGGGCGCGGTGCCCGACGGTGGCGCGCAATTCGCGGTCTTGCAAAAGCAAAGCGCGGCCGACGGCGATTTCGGATGGACGAATACGCCACGGGTGCAAGCCCTGCAACTTGACCTCGCGACCCAGCCCGCAACGCTGGCCGAAGGGCAAAGCCGATGGAATCCGGCCGTACGCACGGTCGAAACAAACCTCGGCGGCCCGGGCGGCGGCGTCACGCTGCAACACGGCTTCGAGACGTTCATTCGCGCGGCCAACTTTACCGGCGTCACGATCCCGAATGGTAAGGTCGTGGCCTTTGCCGGGGCTGACGTGGCAAACGAAGTGCCCAAGATCGCGCCCATGCTGGCCGACGGTAGCATTCTGCCGCTCTACACGGTCGGCCTGACGACCGAAGACATACCCGACGCGGGCACCATTGGCCGCGTTACGACCTTCGGCGAGGTGCATAGCCTCGACACGAGCGGCACCCCTTACGGCGAGGCATGGGCCGAGGGCGATATTCTGTACGCTTCGCCCGCGATCCCGGGCGGCCTTACCAAAGTCGAACCCGCGCCGCCGAATGTCGCAATCATCATCGCCGCCGTGGTCAAGGCCGACGCGCTCGACGGTACGTTGCTCGTGCGCCCTGCGCTATTCCCGCGCCTGCAATACGGCGTCTTCCCCGATACCGCCGACCAAACGCAAACCGCCCCCAATACCGCAAAGGCGGTCGTATTCAACACGACGGAAATTTCGAGCGGCGTAACCATTGGCACGCCCTCGTCGCGAATCGTGGTCGAGCGTGCGGGCCTGTACGACTTCGGGTTTTCCTTGCAGGTTGCCAAGACGGGCGGCACGACGCGCAATATCTGGATATGGGCGCGGCACAACGGTATCGACGTGCCCCGGTCAAATCAGCAAAAATCTATCGGCGGGTCGTCTTCTACCGAGGTGCCCGCTTGGGGTTTCACTATTCCGATGGCTGCGGGCGACTACTTCGAATTGATGTGGGCCGTAGATAACACCGAGGTATTTTTGGACTCTGACGCGGCCCCGGCTTTCGGCCCGAGCATACCTAGTGCTATTCTCTCGGTTGCGAAAATCAATCAATAGGGGATAACACAATGGCAGAACCGAGCGCCACGACCGCAGGACTAGCGGCGACGGGCTTAACCTTTTTCGGCGTTGCGACGGGCCTCGACCCCGCAATTTTAATCGCTGGCTTCGCCGGGGGCGTGTGGGCGCAAAGCTATCACCCCCCTATGAGTATTTGGCGGCGTCTCGCGTTGATCGTTATGGCTTCGATCCTCGCGGGCTATCTGGCCCCCGCCGCTGCGGCCGCCGTTATGTCTTTCGGCAATACGCAAGGGGCCTTCACCCTTACCGCGCTGCAATTGCCGGTCGCGGTTTTGATTGGCCTCACGTCGCACCGCGTACTCGGCCCCGCGATTATGCGTTTTGCGGCAAAGAAGGCCGAGGGGTTGAGCAAATGACCCCCCACACGTTCGCCCATATCCTGCAAATCGTCGCGCTCGCGGCTTCGGCCGTGATCTTTTGGCGATCCGAACCGATTATCAATCTCATGGGGCCGGGTTGCCGCTACGCGGTGCGTTTGGCCTTTTGGTTTCTGGCCGTCGGCTCGGCCGCGTTAATCGTGGTCATTACCCAAGGATACGAGCCGAGCTTGCCGGTCGTGCTGGCCCTTTGCGGCACTGCGCTACTACTGGCAAGCGAACGTCGGATTAAAGGGCTTTTGCGCCTGCATACGACCGTCACCAAAGAAAGGCGCGTGCAATCATGATCAATAGCCGCAAACTCGAAGACCTGCACCCGCACGTCGCCAAGCTCTGCCAAACCTTTATCGACGCTTGCGCGGCCGAAGGTATCGACGTGCTGATTACCTCGACCTATCGCGACAACGAGAGCCAAAACGCGCTCTATGCTCAGGGCCGCACCGCGCCCGGGGCAAAGGTCACGAACGCCAAAGCGGGGCAATCTTGGCATAACTGGCGTTGCGCGTTCGACTTTGTGCCCGTCGTGAATGGTAAGGCGCAATGGAATGACATAGCCACATTCACCCGCTGCGGCGAGATTGCCGAGGGCGTCGGGCTGGAATGGGCGGGCCGCTGGAAATCGTTCAAAGAGTTGGCCCATTGCCAATTTACCGGCGGTTTGACCTTGGCCGACTTTCAGGCCGGTAAGACCTTGGAGGTACTCGCATGAATCTACCTTTCATTCCTGATCTGAAAACGGCGGCCGTCGTCGCGCTTGTCGTGGGCGCGCTGGCCTTCGTGGGGGGCTACAAGGTCGCCGATTGGCGTTTGACGGGGCAATACACCGCCGAGAAGCTGGAAGCCAGCCAAGCGGCCGCAAAGGCCCTTGCCGCCATGACCGACGAGCGCGACATTCTGGCCGGGAAACTCTCGGCCGCAAACGACCGTCATACCGACGAACTCCGAAAGGCCCAAAATGAAACGAACTCTCTACGTGATCGCCTGCGCGCTGGCTCTATCGGCTTGCGCATCGCTGCAACCTGCCCCGACGCCCGCCTCGGCCCCCAAGCCTCAAGCGGTGCCCGCGTGGATACTGGAACCGGGGCCGAACTTGGCGAAACTGCTCGACGCGCTTATTTCGCCCTTCGAGACGGAATCGACCGAGCAAGCGCCCAGCTTGCCGCCTGCCAAGACGAATTGAGGCTCAGGACTGAGGGCGGCAATAAATCGCCGTAACCTTCGGATTGCCCGCCTTGACGGCCGGAATCGCCCGCTCGCAAAAATACTTGCTTGGGTAGATTACCGGCCGTTGTTCTATGCATGAGCCGCCCCACGCCACGGCAACGCAAATGATCATTTCCCACATGCTGACACCTCGCACGTGTGGGCGTGGTGAACGTAGATCATGACGCCCGCGACGGGCACGCTCACGAACAAAACCCCGGCCAAGAATCGAACGAAAAAGCGTTTCATTTCATCATCGCGAAATGCTTCGCGCTCACGTAAATTTGTTGCTCGCCGGTCACGGTGCGATAGCTGGCCGGGGGAAACAGCACGTCGAATTCGCGGCCGTTCAAGTGCGCGTCGATACCCTCAATCAAGCGCCAAGGGTCGAGGCCAACGTCGGCCGCTTCCGGGTTGAACCAATACGCGGCCTCGTCGATAAGCTCGTCGGGGCGGGCATTCCATTGGGCCACGGTAACGACGCGGCGGCCAGTGTGGGGGCAGGGGTCGGGGAAGCTCATTTGATGGCCCTTACGACGACGCCACGGGCACCCGGGAAG